TAATTGTGGTAAATAATTGTGATTGCATACTAACAACTGCTGTTGCTGTCATTACGCGTCCCTCACCAGCACCACCCATTCCTAAAGAATAATGGTTTTTGCCGAATCCCATTTTAACCGATGCGATGTTTAGTTCTTCATTAATTCCATCAATATATGCTTGGTAACGTATTTCATCATTTGATGTGCTAATTAACGGTTTCCCGTCATCGCTTCTTGGCAAATTATAGAAGACGATGTCGTTGGTGTCAAACACTCTAACCACCTTTACATTGCCACTACCATCAGTTGATGGAACTACTTGTGTTAAATCCGAACTTACAAATATACGCTTTTTGGCTAGTGTATATTCCGTGTCGAATGCATCGTATTTATTGTCGATTGCTTTTAAAGTGTCAATTGAATTGGCAAATAATGAGATTGGCAAGTCGCTATCAATGTCAAGATTATTAGCAAGGTTAAGCTGTATAATCATATACCACGGTGTAGATGTGTTTGCTTGAAATATGCTTATCTCTGCTTTTATAACTTTCTCATTTCTTGAATATTGCCGCTCGGTGTGTATTTCGTACAACCCTTGCTCGTTTTTTAAATGATATATTACGTCAGTGTAATTTGTGCTTTTAATGTAAAACGCGCACTCGGTTATCTCACCATTTTCTATCGTGATTGGGTAAATGTTTTTTGCATTAATTCCCGATATTTTAATGATGCCCTTTTTGCTTGTCATATTTCCTGCACTATCAATCGGGATGCCAGTAACCGATATTGCAAGTGCTGACATTGACAATGCTGCTGCCATTTCCGTATATTTGTTGAGTAAATACCAAAAATTGTTGGTGTTTAAAATGTTGTCTAGTTTTTCCTTTTGCTCTTTTGGCACTATAATATCACATTTTTCGTTTGCTAATAAGTTTGCTATATCTTCACATACTTTTTTACCAAAGTTCATTTGTTTTTTGTAAAATGTTTTATATTCCCCGTTTTGATAAATAGTATATTTGTGAAAATCTGGGTCGTACCCATTATACCACATTTCCCACAACGGCAAATATTCTGATTGTGATTCACAATTTCTATTTAATTTGCCAACATAGGCCTTAATTCTTCCTTGTACATCCATTATTTATATTTCCTTTCTGTTTTTTAACCAACCTCAATTAACATCCGCATATCTTCTTCTAACGAATATTCCATCGCGTCTAGCACATCAACGGGGTTTTTGAACCCTACAATGTCTAACCTCTCGTCTGGTTTATTTGGATCCCAACTTGCGTTTGAAAGTGCATCAACCATAACATCTTTACATCTTTCGCATATTTTTAATCGCTTCGAACTTGCTAAACGATTGATAAATCTAATCCGATTTATTATCGATGATTTGATTGCGTTTAATATTGTTGTTGGCAGCGCATTGTTGGCTTGTGCCATCCTCAAACCCCGAATAAGGATTTGCTCTGCACTATCACACCTTGTGATGAAAAACAACTTGTAATAATCAAAGACTTCATGACAAAATTGTATGTACTCACTTTCTAATGCAATTGGATTTAATTCTCTTGTTATTTTTTTGGCAAAAAGTATAACCACTTCTTCGTAGTTTTTTGTGATCCCAGTTGCCACAAATGTAGTGGATGATAAACTACCACCAAAGTCAACACCAACAGTTATTTTTATAATTTCATTCTTTTTGTAGTCATCTTTTACAATAAACTCTTTTGTGTTATTAGCAAAGTATTCATAACACAGCCCTTGAGCAATACAACGCTCACCCAGAATATCTCTGCGATACCAAAGCGACCCGACTTCATACGTTTGCATAATTTCTTCTAAACGTTCTGGCGTGATTGACAAATTGTCCATTAGCGTAAAGTGCTGATAATTATACCCTCCTAAATAATCTATTATTTTGTATTTATCTACGTAATTAGAATATATCGGGTGAGTAGGCGCACAAGGGTTAAAGTCCCATAATATTTTGCTTTCGATTGATGCTAGTTGCCTGCCCAGTGCTGTCTTGATAAAACTAACTCTAGAATCATCACTATCAAAATGCAAGTTTATTTCGGTGGCGATCCATAGACCGTAGGAGTTACCTAGTATCTTTTTGTAGCTGTCTGCTTTGCCACCACCAGCAAATATAAGTATCTTCTCACCTGTCAAGGTGTTGATATACAGCGCTTCGTTGTCTTTGTACTTCCCCCACCTGCAGCGGCCTCTAAATAAGTGCTCAAGTCCATAACCATTTGAATCACCAATGTTTAATTTCGCATTTGCAATTGTTGATCCTGTTACTAAATGCAGTTTGTCGGGGCATCTCTCTAAAAAATCACAAGCAATTATACAATTAGCAATTGTCTTACCACTTCTAACGGATCCC